TTTTCAATTTATACGATAAATATATACTAAAAATACAAGAAAGTCAAGGGAAAAATTAAAAAAAATGCAAAAAATCAATATTTTTTTAATTCTTTGTTCTCTTTTTGTTCTAGTTTCTTGTGGAAATCTAAAAAATTGTAAATTTTCGCCTGATTATGAACGAATCGGTAAATCGGTAACTGAAAATGCAAATAATTTAATGGAAACCGACATAAGAAGTGCCATAGCTCATTGTAATTTCTAATATAAATATACAATTATGACATATTGCAACAATTGTGGGAGAAAATCCCATTGTGGAAAAATCTTATACGAAATGATGGAAACTTTTCGGTTGGAAATTTGTAAATTTTGCAGATGTGAAGATAAAAAATGTAAAGTGAAAAGGAATAAACAAGATGGCAAAGGAAAGAGTATTTAAATTTACCGATGGTAAAGAAATAAACGAAGAGATAACTTCTAATAGTTGGAAAAAAGCAGTTAAATCTTTTCAAAATAAAGTAAAAAGTAAATTAATCTATATTGAATGGATTAGTAAAAAAGGCGTAGAGATGACAAAATGGCAAACACTACCAATAGGTAGAGAAAAGAAGTTAGGTAAGTAATGGCAAATATTGATACGTTAGTTGAAGAGTTAGGAAAGTTAACTGTACTAGAAGCTGGTGAATTAGCAAAGAAATTAAGTAAAGAATGGAATATTGATTTAGATAATTTAGCACAAGCAGGCGCACCTGCTCAAGCAGCTGCTGAAGCTCCATCTGAATTAAAAAAGATTACATTAAAATCATTTAAAGAAAACTCAAAAATACCTGTTATCAAAGTAGTAAGAAGTATATTAGATTTAGGTCTATTAGAAGCAAAGAATTTCGTAGAAGCTTTACCTAAAGAGATTAAATCTGATTTAGAAAAAGAAGAAGCTGATAAGATAGTTAAAGATTTAGAGGCTGCAGGTGGGGAAGTAGAAGTTAAGTAATGCCAGCAGTAAGTAGAGAAGGTGATGAATTATCAACAGGTCATATCTGTACAGCAACAACAATATTAGATACACCTCAACAATCTACGGTTAGAGCAAATAGTATTTTAATTGCTAGAGTTACCGATCCTACTATAGCTCATCCAGCACCTCCAATGCCTCCTTGTCCAGACCACGTTAAATTTGTTAATGTAGGTTCTTCAACTGTTAGAGTACATAGTCTATCTGTTGCTAGAATTGGTGATAGTACAGACGCAGGACAAATGACTAAAGGTTCTCCAAATGTTTTTGCAGGTGGCTAGTTAAAGCCATATAAATATTAGAGTTATGGCAATATACGACTCATCAAGTACGAATAAAAGTAAAAGGAATTCAAGAAGATTCAAGGATATAGACCTTGATTTTGGAAGAAACCAGGTTACTAATGATGTCAATACCGTTGAAAACGTTATTGCTATTAAAAGAGCTGTAAAAAACTTAATACAGACAAATTTTTATGAGAGACCATTTCATCCTGAATTAGGATGTGGTATTAGAGGTTTACTATTTGAAAATTATACTCCTATTACAGGAATATTCTTAAAAAGAAAAATTGAAGAAGTAATAGCAAATTACGAACCTAGAGTAAGACTAGACTCTGTTAGTTTAGATGATGATCCAGATAGAAACAGATTAGTATGTGATATATATTTTTATGTTCACGGTGTACCAGGTCCTCAACAGGTTACAACAATGCTACAAAGGTTAAGATAATAGATGGCACAACACAAATTAAACATATCAGATTACGATTTTGATTTAATCAAAGCTAATTTAAAAACATTTTTACAAGGTCAAAAAGAATTTCAAGACTATGATTTTGAAGGATCAAGTTTAGCAATTCTATTAGATGTATTATCTTATAACACACACTATCTTGCTTACTTGGCTAATATGTCTAGTAATGAAATGTTTTTAGATAGTGCTGATATTAGAAATAATATTGTATCATTAGCAAAAATGTTAGGATATAAACCTAACTCTCCACACGCACCAATGGCTCAAATAGATGTTAAATTAAATACTGGCACAGGTTCATCGGTTACAATGGATAAAGGAACAATATTTACAACTAAAGTTAACGATACGGATTATCAATATGTAACCAATGAAGATATTACAATTTCTCCAGTTAATGGTGTTTATCAATTTAATAATGTAAAAATTTATGAAGGTACATTGGTAACCTTTAAATATACTTTTAATGAAAGTGATGTAGACCAAAAATTTATTATACCAAGTACAGACGCTGATACAACAACATTAAAAGTTTCAGTACAAACTAGTGCTACAGATACTACAGAAAAAACTTATAATTTAGCAGGTGGTTATAATGATGTATCAAGTGATACAAGAGTTTATTTTTTACAAGAAGGATCAGATAGAAAATTTGAAGTTTATTTTGGTGATGGTGTTGTAGGTAAAAAATTAGATGATGGTAATATAATTATATTAGAATATATTGTTACCAATAAAGCAGATTCAAATGGCGCTTCAAAATTTTCATTATCAGGAAACATTGATGGTAATACAGATGTTACCATTACAACTGATTCAGTTTCGCAAGGTGGTGCAGAAGCTGAAACAAATGACTCAATAAAATTTAATGCACCTTTACAATACGCAGCTCAAGATAGAGCAGTAACCGCTACTGATTACGAAACGTTAGTTAAATCAATTTATCCTAATGCTCAATCTGTAAGTGCTTGGGGTGGAGAAGATGATGAAACTCCAACTTATGGTGTTGTAAATATTTCAATCAAAGCAAAATCTGGTTCAGTATTAACAGACTCAACTAAAACAGATATAGTAACCAAATTAAAACCATACAACGTTGCTTCTGTAAGACCTGTTATAAAAGATCCAGAAATAACTAACATACTAATAACTTCTAATGTTAAGTTTGATGAAAAGGCTACTACAAAAACTGCTGACAATTTAAAAACAGATGTTATTACAACATTAACAAATTATAATACAGGCACTTTACAAAAGTTTGACGCAATATTCAGATATTCAAAAGTTGTAGGTTTAATAGATGGTACAGATACAAGTATCTTATCTAACATAACAACAATAAAAGCAAGAAAAGAATTTACACCAACAATTTTAACATCTTCAAAATATAATGTGTATTTTAGAAATGCATTATATAATCCACATACAGGACATAATAAAGATGGTGGTGGTATTTTAAGTTCAACAGGATTTAAAATTGATGGTAATGATAATGAAATGTTTTTAGATGATGATGGTTCTGGAAATGTTCGTATGTATTATATGGCAAGTGGTGTAAAAAATTATATTAATAATACGCAAGGTACAATTAATTATTCAACAGGTGCTATTACAATCAACTCATTAAATATTGCTAGTATATCAAATATTAGAGGTGTTGCTTCAACTACAATTGAATTAACGGTACGACCAAGTTCTAATGATGTTGTTCCAGTTAGAGACCAAATTATAGAAATTGATGTTGCAAATTCCAATATAACAGTTACCGCTGATAGTTTTGTAGGAGGAAGTGCTGAGGCAGGTGTGGGATACACAACTACTTCCAGCTACTAATGAATAATGGCAAAGTTTAATGATAAAATTTCAAACTTACTTAGCAATCAACTACCCGAATACGTAGTTAGTGACCACCCAAAGTTTAAAGAATTTCTTAAAGTCTATTATCAATTATTAGAATCTGCTCAAATATCGGTTACTTCTGTTAAATCTACAGAAGGTATTTTATTAGAAACAGAAACAAATCAAGCAAACAATCTTGTATTGGACGCAAGTAGACTTGATACAGCAAGAACATCTTTAGACGCTGGTGATAAAATTATATTTGAAACTTATTCAGGTACTGAATATGGAAAATTTACAAGAGGTGAAACAATTACAGGACAATCTTCTGGTGCAACTGCTGTTGTATTAACAGAAGATTTAGATAAAGGACGTTTATTCATATCTGCTCAAAACAAATTTATTAAAGGTGAAACAATTGTAGGTGGTTCTTCTAATGCATATGCAACACTAGATAGTTATAGACCAAATCCTGTAAACAATATTGTTGACTTAATTAAGTTTAGAGATCCAGATGGAACAATTGACCAGTTCTTATCAAATTTTAGAGATGAGTTTTTACAAACGTTACCTGAATCATTAGCAAATGGTGTTGATAAAAGAAGTTTAATTAAAAATGTTAAATCTCTTTATCGTTCAAAAGGAACACAAAGAGCTCACGAAGTATTTTTTAGATTATTGTTTAATGAAGAATCACAAACGTTTTATCCTAGAGAACAAATATTAAGATTATCGGATGGTAAATATGATACATTAAAAGTTTTAAGATGTATTTTAGATGTTGGAACAATTGCAGATTTGGTTGGAAGAAAAATAACTGGTGCAACTAGTAATGCTGTTGCTCTTGTTGAAAGTCTTGCTAGTTTTCAAATAGGTGCTGATACTGTTTCTGAATTAGTTTTGAATTCAGATAGTATGGAAGGAAATTTTCAAATAGGAGAACAAATACAAGGTACTGGTTCAGATGAAGACGATTATTTTATTAAAGCAACTATAACAGGTATACCTGGTACTAAAACAATTACAAATGATGGTGCATTAAATTTAACTTCTGATACTATTAAAGTAAATGCAGGTGGTACTGGTGCTATATTTACCGTTGATGAAGTTGGTAATGGAAATATTACAGATATAGTTGTTGATAATGAAGGAACAAATTATTCAATAGGTGATAAATTAATATTTGATAATACAGGAACAAATGGTAATTATGCAGCTGGTTTCATAAGCAATATTAATGGAAGTATTTCAGGAGAAACAGCAACAAATGCTGACCAAATTATTTTAGAAGATGGTACAAACTCTATGGACTCTTATTCAGGAAGTGCCATAATGCAAGAAAGAGGAACAGGTAATGGAACAATTGACAAAATATATATTTCAAATAAAGGTTCTGGTTATAGTTCTTTACCTACGGTAACTATAGATACTTCAACAGGTAATAGTGGAACATTAAGAGCTTGGGGTGATGACATTGGAAGAATTATTGCATTAAAAACTTCTGAATTAGGAAAAGCATATCAAACAAGTCCTGCACCAACTTTACAATTTTTCAATAGTGTATTATTAAAAAGTTCTACAGGAGCATTTAATATAGGAAGTTCTTGTACGTCAGCAAGTGGACAAGGAACAATTGTTTCTTGGGATTCAAATAAAAAGATTTTAAGAATAAAAAATATAACAGGTTCGTTTCCAGTAGGTGAAGTTATATCAGCAGATTCAGGTGGTTCAGGAACTATTGCAAAAAATGATGTTGCAACAGCTACAGTTAATGTAGTTGCAGTTTCAGATACAGATGGAAGATTTATTAATGAAGATGGTAAGTTATCTGAAACTACAATGAGAGTACAAGATAGTAAATACTATCAAGATTTTTCTTATGTATTAAAAGTTGCTCGTTCTATTGCAGTATGGAGAGATTCATTTAAAAAGACAATGCATACAGC